GCGGGGCACGTTGTTACTCATGGTGCGGGGTGCATGAACCTCGACGAGAACTTGATGCTGGTGTCTTTCGTGCAGGGTGGAAAAGGGGTACTTGCCTTGCGCAAAATTGTGCAGGAAAGAGAGCAGAATGTCGGCCTCGGCGGTGGTGATTTGGTGGTGGAGTGCGTTCACTTGGAGCATGTTGAGACCAGCAACCATTGAATTGTGGGAAAGCGTCACACCCACGGCATCCCGGTAACTTCGGTAGTCCTTAGCATCTGCGTAAGAGCGAGAGGTGACCTTGCTCGCAAGTCTTTTGAGGTCGTAGGCAGCGCCCGCAGAATTGACAATGAAGGATACGAATTCGCCGGAATCGTTGATATCTGGTTTGAACTGGTATCCGCAATCTTTAGTGTACCAAGCGGCTCGGTCCGTTTTGAAGGTTATATCTTGACCCATGGCGATAGAATCATCGCCTTTAATCATCAAGACGCGGAAGTTGTCGAGCACGTCAAGGATAACTGCCATGTTAAATAGGCAATTGTCTACGAGCGTGTGCGGTGCTCCCGAGTCTTTCTTGTCATACGCGCAGATAGATATGAAGGTGTCGGTGACAGTCCGGGAGGAAAGCTGGGTCATGAAGTTGAGCAGAAGTTCGTCGGGGCAACCGATTTCTGCGAGTGCACGCTTGAGGAGTTCTCGGCCCACGTTGTTTTGAGAGGAGTCGAACTCACTCCAATCATTGGAGAAGCATTTGTCGGAGGGATGGTGATACTGTTCTAACATAGCGAGGACTTGCACGTCTGTCATTCCGGTACTTAGGATGACCCTACCTAATGATTGACGGGTGAAAATGTGTTCAAGAAGCCTGGTGTAGATGGTCATCTGGAAGTTGAGGGTCTTGCTCCAAGCAGAGATGCCTTGACCCGCTTTGTCCGTAAGAATGGGTCCTTGCCGCTAGTTGGTTTCTGTTGGGCCTTAAGGAAATTGGACACGATGTGTACGTTGTGGTCTGTCCATGTGACTATGTTCTCAATCTCAATGAGATCATGCCCACATTCAGTGAATTTCTTGCAGGCATCCACGAAGATGGCGTCTTTGACGTCGGAGTTAACAGTGAAGTTAAATTCGCGTAAGACGGCGGCGAAGAGTTTGTCGGCTAGCAATTGTGCAGAAGCGGAACTTAGATTCTTGGTCATCTTCCCAAGACGTGTGAGAACGGACTTACACGCCATCATCTGATTGGTATTCTTCGTGATCTTGACGCGTTGGGACACGGTCGGGAAGATGTACTCGGTCTTGGTTTTCATTTCCGTTTGGTCGTCTTTGAAGAGGTTGTTTGTACGGAGCACACCTTTCGCGCCAGGTGCTTCTGGTAAATCGGTCGTCACTACACTGTAGAAATCCGGGCGGGTGGGTAAAGGATCGATGCGCTGTAGCACGGCATCCACGGCATTGACATTTGTGTTCGCAACGGGGTAGGGGCGATCGTCCAGCGCGACATCCATGGAATCACATATGGGTTCTCGAGCGTCTGTAACAAGAGCTGAAACATTGACGTTGGATTTATCCGCCGGTATGGTCACCCGCAAATCGTCGTTGATTGCACGCTGGATGTCTGTGTTGGTGGTGTCGCACACGTATAGTGATTCTGTGTGGCGGGATAGTGCGACGATGAGGTGTTGTTGCCGGTCCAAGAGGGCTTTCTCAGCGAGGGTGCCACCGTAATGTAAGATGACGGTGGGGTAGGTGCAGCCTTGTGTCTCACCGATGGTCTTGACGTCGTAACCGCGATGTTCTAGAGCCAACTTGTGTTCCTGAAGGAAGGTCAGGTGTTTCGCTCCGACCCGGTTGAATAGTCCGTGTCTCTCGGTAATGTAGTTGATGGATTTTGAGACTTTGTTGGTCGTGGCGATTCCTGGGTAAACGCGCTGGAAAAGCTTGGACATACAGACGTCCACGGGACAGCGGCGAGTGGTCAGGAAGCGCATAGTCGGTAAGCGGAAATCGGTGACGGCGACGTTATCGGGAAAATGCTGTTGGAAGTCGATGAAGGTGATTTGGTGTTCATCCCCGATGAGAATAACCTTCGACTTAGCGGCGAACCAGTTGATGAAGGCGAAGGGGTAAGTGTGGCACTCGTCCATGAAAATATAATCTGGTTTCCCGGTGACGGCGGTTTTCATTGCAGTGTGCAGTGTGTGGACGGGGATGTTACGGGCGGCGAATTTAGCACGTACGTCTTCGCGCAAAGCACGGCTAGGTGTGACGAAAAGGGCGCTTTCGCCTTTCTGGTGGATCAGGGGTAAAATAACGTCACATATGAATTTGGTTTTCCCAGCACCGGGAACACCCTCCAATACGACCATGTTATGGAGGTGCAAATTCTTGTAATCTCGATCGCCTGTGGCTACCACTTTCTTAGCTTGGCC